TTTTGTTTTCTTTAAATAAATAAATATATAGTTTTATTAAAAAAATATATATAAAGAAATAAAAATATATATATATTAAATTTATTTTCTAATATATATATATAAATGGCAATTAAAGATATAAATAGTAAAATTTTTATTAATATGGGATTTAAGAGTAAAAAGGATGCACTATTATTTGCTAAAGATAATGGAATTAAATATAATTCAAAGATGAAACTAAGACAAATTAATAGTACTATTAATAGTAGAGAAAAAGATTTCATCGATAGATTAAAAAAATCATTTTATTTATATAGAATAAATAAATTAGGATTCTATAATATTGAATTTTATAATTATTTTGTTAAAACTAACAATATTGTACCAAATAAAAGAGTAAGATCAATTGATGAAAAAGATAACAATATACTAAATATTGTTACTAAAAAATTTAATAATATTGAATCTATAGAAAATAATTATATGGATAATTTAAAAAAAGAATATAAATTATATAAAGTAAAACAACTTGGATTTTATAATATTGAATTTTATGATTTTTTTATTAAATCAAACAAAATTGTTCACAATAATAATGATATTACTGATCAAGAAAAAGAAAATACTTTATTAATAAAAGTTAGTAAAAAAATTGATGAATACAATAAAAGAATTGAAGGAATGAAAAAAATAAATAATGTTTTTGATAATAATAATTTAAAAATTGTTTCAATTTCATTACCTATAAATCACGATGAATTTTATAAAAATATTGGAGATGGATTTTTTCAATATTTTAATATGAATTTATATGATATTTTTAAGAAAGATGTTGATAAATATTTAGAAAAATATGATAATATAAATATTAGATCAAAAATTATTACAGGTCCTTCTATGACTAGATATGATGGTAATATTTTTTTACCAATAGTAGAAATTAATGAAGTAGCAGAAGTATTAATTGGGAAAAAAGATGATCCATTATATTCATCTACTGTAATTGAAAAAATAAATGGTATTAAAAGAAAAAGATATTTTAAAACATATGCTCATCATAATGGATCAATTGAATATGATAGAGATATTTCATATGATAAGAATTATATTGAATTTTGTAATTATGAAGAAGTTAGTGTAACATTTCCATACGCAATATTTGGTTATGATATATTATTAGCTTCACCAATTCAATCAAAAGAAGATATTGAAGAGAAAGCTAAACAATTAAATATTAAATATGATGAAGATGATGATTTAGATGAAATAATTGGAGAAGAAGTAAAAGGACTACTTGATGAATATGATTATTATCATAAAAAAAAATTAGAAGAAGAAATTAAAAATATTAAAGCATTTGCACCTTGTGAAAATAAATTATATCATAAATTAACTCAAACATCTACAACAAAGAGTAGATTATGTATATATGAAACATATTATTATTTATATAGACATAAAGAACAAATATATAAAATAAAAGAAGAAATAAAAAATGAACTAATTAAAGAAAATAAAAATATTTTTAATTGTGTAAAAAATGGAGAATTATTAAATTTCTTAAAACTTAAATCAATAGAACATGATGAAGTTATGTATGTTGAATTTTTTGATAAAACATCTTATAATGGATTTACTGTTTATAAAGATAAAATAGAAAAAATAGAAGATTTATCATTATTAGCAGGTAAGAAGGTATTCCTTTATTTCAGTAATCATGTAGCACCAAGAAAAAGTGAAAGAGTTATTCAAGAAATATATGAAGATGATGATGAAGAATTTGAAAATAAAAAAAATTTAACAAAAAAAGCATGGGGGGATAAAGTAAATAAAATTGATATTAAACAAAGAAAGAATTATAAGTTAGAAGGTAAACCTATTGACTTTATAAATGATGGTAAAAAAGCATTTAAAAAGGGAGAAAATAAAGCATTAAAAAATGGATTTAAATTACCTAAAACTAAAAAAGGAAAAGAAGAATATGTTAAAAAACAAAATTTATTTTTAGGTGCATATGTACAATCTAGAATTGATAAATCAAATAATTTTACAATTATGGCATATGATTATGAAACATTTAATGATAATTATATTAGTAATCCTTATTGTGTTTCATTATCAAATGCTATAACATATTCATCTACATTTTTTGATATGGAAAAATTAAAATTAAATAAAAAAAATTCATTCTATGGTAAAGATTGTACAAAAGAATTTGTAAATTTTTTAGATACAATTAAAATTGAAACTAATGTATCAAAAACAAATGCAAATTCAAGTGTACATCAATATATTATTTATGGCTTTAATAATTCAAGATTTGATAATTTATTTTTATTTAATGAATTACATAATAGGAATCCACTTATGGAATATATTATTGATGGATCAACAATTAAACATATGAAATATCATAATATATCATTTTTTGATTTATCATTATATTATTGTGGAACATTAAGGAATGTAGCAACAGAATTTGGATTAGAATTATCAAAAGCAACTTTTCCATATAAATTTGTAAATAAAAATAATTTATATTATGATGGAGAAATTCCTGAATTAAAATATTGGGAAAGTAAAAATGATATGGAATCATATATTAAAAATGAAAATACAACAAGATTTAACATGAAAGAATATACAATAAAGTATTGTGAATTAGATACATTAATTACAAGACAAATTGCTGAAAAACATTTACTTGAATGTCAAGGAAAAATTAATACTGAAGAAAATAAATATAAAGATTTTGATGCAAGAAAATGTATAACTGCTGCAGGGTTATCTATTAAAATATTAACACAAGTATTTTTAGATAAAATTTTATATAAAAGTCCAGATAATGTACAATTAATGGAAAGAAGAGCATTTAAAGGAGGAAGAACTGAAGTATTTAAAAAATATTATAAATATGATCCAAAAACACATAATAAACTAACATATATTGATATTAATTCATCATATCCATTTTCAATGACATACAAAATGCCAATAAAATATTTATCAACAGTATCATTTAAAAAAGTAAAGATGTTAAATATTAATAATATTGTATTTACAAATTTATATAAAGCGAGAGTTAAATATATTGGAAAAGATGAATATTTTATTCCTAACATTCTTGTTAAATCTGATAAAGGAGATATTATAGGAACTAAAGATACTGAGACATATGATTATCATTGGGGAATTGAATTAGCTGAAGCAATTTCAAATGGATGTGAAGTACATGCAGAACAAGAAATATCTTATGAAGCAGATTATGTATTTGATAAATTTGTGAATTATTTTTATAGTGAAAGATTAAAGCATAAAGAGACAAATCCAATTCGAGCAAATTTTTATAAATTAATTTTAAATAGTGCATATGGTAAATTTGGACAAGCATCTAAAGTTGGAACTAAAGTATGTGGAACAGAAGAAGAATTTAATAAAATAATTAAATCAAATGAAGTAAAAATAGAATCATTTGACCTTTTAGATAATAATAAATTAATTTTGAAATATAGAACATATAATGATAATGATATATCAATAGGAAATCTTGTTAGATTTTCATCATATATTGCAGCTGTTAGTAGATCTAATTTATCAAAAATGATGAGAGCAGTTGGTCATAATCATGTATATTATTGTGATACTGATAGTGTATTTATAGATGTTGAACCTCCTAAATCATTTATTCATAAAAGTGAATTAGGTAAATGGAAAGTTGAAACAGTTAAAATGATAAATAAAACAACAGGTGAAAAAGAAAATAAAGATGTATATATAGATGAAGCATTCTTTTTAGCACCAAAAACATATAGATTTGTTGTTAAGAATGATGATTATATTGATTATAATTGTATGAAAGCAAAAGGTCAACCAAGTTATTTACTCAAACCAGAATTTTATGAAAGTATTAGAAATAATAATCCAGTAGAATTAACAAATGATAAAATGTTTTTTAGATCAATGAATGGAATTAAAATAAAACCACAAAGTAGAACTATGGATAAAGTATATAATAAAAGAAAATGGATAGGAGATAATAGTATAGCATATAAATCATACAGTGAATGGTACAATGAAAAATATATAAATAATTCTAATTTAAATATAAATAAATTATTTAATAAAAATAAATGATATAAAAATAAAAATATATAGTATTAATATAGAAATGGAAAATACTGAAAATAAAATAATTTTAAAAAGAGGTAGACCAAAGAAATTAATAACAAAAATTCCAAATCATGTTAGAGGTAGAATACCAGAAAAAAGAGATATTTATATTGTAGAATATAAAGGTATTGAAAAAAAATTTAAAACAATGAAGGAAATATCAAATGAATATGGAATATCAGATTCAAGTGTTTATAAAATATTAAATAATAAAATGAAAGTTAATGATTTATATATTAAAAGAATTGATATATAATATTATTCAGGGTTATTTTCATTATTTTCATTATATTTTTGAAGATTTTTCTTATGTAATTCAGATGCAAAATGTAATGGTAATCTATACTTATACATTATTTTATTACAAATAGTACATTTTGCTTTTTCTTGATTTTTATATCTAGCTAAAACCTTTTCTCTATTTTCATAATACCATGTAGATTTTTTAGTTTTTTCAGATTTTTCATCAATAATTTCATTCATATCAAGATTCATTTATATATTTAATATAGAAAAAAATTTTTATATATATAGTAATTATATATGAATTATAAATATATTGAAATAGATACTGAAATAAATGGTGAATTTCCATATTTTAATGAAGAAGATTTTCACTATTTAATGGAAAAAATAAATATATTATATCTCCGACAGTTCCACTATTACCTTTAACAGATATATCATTTTCAATATCTATATTAATAGTGGATAAAGTATTCCATGCATATGACATTATAATAATATATTAGGAATTATTTAAACACTATTAACAAGAGTAATTGCTATTGTACTTGCAAAATTAAGTGGAGGATTATTTGTATTTAAAGTATTTGTTCCAGCTACTCTAACAACTAATATTTTAAGAATATTACCAGCTGTTAAATTAATTGATGGTATTTTACCTGAACAAGTATATGAACTATTATTAGTTATTATTGATCTATTTACTCCAAATCCATTAACTTCAGCATATAATTGAATAACAGAGTTACCTATACCTGTACTTGTATTATTAAATAAAATAGTTAAATCAACATCATAAATTCCTGTAGTTCCAATTGTAAATTGACTAGATGAACTTTGTGAAATACCAGTTACAGATGATGTAGATCCATTAGCTATATTTGATACAACATTTAATGTATCAAATGTTATTGCTGTTGGACCAACACCTGCATTCAAATCTTGTCCTGCCAAATATGCAACATATCTAATTATTTTAACATTTGGAGGTGTTTGCCATGTTTGAGCTGTTCCAGATGTTTTAACAAGATATTGACCAGTTGTTCCACTAGATCCATTCATTAATAAATTTGTTGTAATATTTGTACCAATAGTACCTCCTAAAGTCGAACCACTACCATTTACTAATAATCCTGTAATTGTAGCTGAGCCTAATAATGATGATGCACCATTTATAATCATTGTTGATTGTCCAGTAATTGCACCATTAACATTTAATAGACCTGGTAGATCAAGATCATCACTCCATACTGGAGCTAAAATTGGACCAGGTAATACATTAGTAATCAATACTTGATTTAAACTTCCTGGTTGTATAATACTTGGTGTTAATGTGCTCCAAGCTGGAATACCAGATCCATCTGATGTAATAATTTGATTATTAAGACCAGCAACTCCACCAAATTTTAATTGATTATCTACATTTATTGATTGTACTAATGTATCACCAACATAAACTGTTAATGAACCATTTGTTACACCTAAATCATTAGATACTGTAAGTGTGTCGTTAGCAAATAAATCACCATCAACATTTAAAACTTGATTACAATCTACATTACTATCTAATATAGTTGATCCTTGAACTAAAAGATTTTGATTTATAGTTGCATTTCCAACACTAATTAATGTTCCTGGTATTCTTAAATCATTTGTCCATTCAACATTTGAAAAAGCATCAGTATGTAATATTTGATATGGTAAACCATTTGTCAAATCAGATGCAGTAATTGTAGACCATTGCATAGTTGGTACATTATTTGTTCTTAAAAATCTATTTGGTATTAATGCTGGTATTGCACCTCCACCAGGTGGATAAGGTTGATCATTTATCGTTATTAGGTCAACATTTTCACAAGTAATATTTTTTCCAAAAATATCATAGTCATTTGGTTGAAATAAATTCTGTATTGACATGTTTATAATATATATTGATAAATTATAATATAATATAATTAATATAAGATGTCAATTCAGAATCTATTTCAACAAAATGATTATGATATATATGCTGATAGTTTAAATGTAAATGCATTAAATGCTGAAACTTTATTTGCTAAACAATTAACTTTAAATGATGGAGGAAGTAATGCAGTTGTAATGTATGCTGGTAATACAGATACACTTGTTGTTAGTGGACCAGTATATTGTAGTAGTTTAATATTTGGTGTTAATACTGTTACTCCTCAAACAAATTTATCATATTATACTTCTAAAGGAACTACTAATATTATTTTTCAAGATTCCAATACAAATCTATATACTGCTACATATAAAGTTGTTAGAATTGGTAATTTTGTAAATTTAACTATAAGACCAAGTGCTGATGCGTTTACAGTACCAACAACATGTGATTTTATGGATGCATCTGCTGTTTTACCATCTGATCTTCGACCTGAAGTAAGTACATTTTTTGCAACTGGTGCATTAGTTTCAGGAGCAGGACAAATGATGTATGGTGTTATTACTGCAGGAGGTAGTATTCAATTAACTGCTATAAATGGTAATAGTCAAATACCTGCTGCATCTTATGTAACTGGTTCTTTTAATGTTGGTTATTATTGTAATGCATAATATAATTTGGAAATATTATATAATATATGTTATTATTATATAATGAATATAAGACATAGAAGAAATTCGATTGGTGGTATTAGAAAACATCATTCTATTAAAAGAGTTAAGAAACATAATTCAATGAGACATCATTCAATGCATGGTGGTAAAATTGATGTTGGAGCAGAATTTTTACATAGTATAGATAAATATAATTGTAAAAATGGTAGTAAAAATTGTAGTAATTTTATTAAATTTCAAAAATTTATGAAAGCAAATGGATATTTTGCTAATAGAGAATTTGTTAGTCAAGTTTGGAAAGAAGTTAAAAGAGATTATCCAGAACTTTCACATAAAAAAAAGAAAGAAAGAGCACCAAGAAAACCAAGAGCACCAAAAGTTAAAATTGTGAAAGAAAAAAGTGAAATACAAAAAAATGAAATTAAGAATGTTAATAAATCAATGAGAAATGAAATTAAGAATGTTAATAAATCAATGAGATTATTAAAACATGATGTTGATATATTAAATTCATTAGTAACTAAAAAAGCTGCATCAAAAAAAGCTATATCAAAAAAAAAGCTGTATCAAAAAAAAAAAACAAAGTAAATAAAAAAGTACAACAACCAATTATTGAGAAAATAAAAGAAGAAAATTCTGATGATATTTTATATGGAGATACATATGAAGTTTTAGAAGATGTTTTATTAGAAAATCAAAGTAATGATATTAAAAAACAATTATCACTAATATCAATAGATGAACATAATACAAAAATAATAGGTTCATTATCATATAAAATACAAGAATATCCTGGAGATGTTGATTTTTATGAAAACGTTAGTGGATGTTGTAATAAAGAAGATATTATTAATAAATTTATTAATGGAATTAAAAAAATAGCTAATAATTATGATAATAAAGATGATAGATGGTTTATAGAATTAAAAGCTGGTGTTAATGAAGATTATTCTATTGTTCCAATCGATATTCAAACGTATGATGAATTAATTTTATTATTAAATGAATTTATTAAAGATGGATTAATAACTAAAACTTCTTCATTAGAATTATTAGAAAAAATACAAACAAAATCTGGAGAATTATCTAAATGTGATATAGAAACTGTATTAAATTTTTTTAGAGAATATTATATTTTAAGATGGACTTTAGGTGAAATAAAACATGGAGAAAAATATCAAAATGGTAGAAATTTTATATTAAAAGATGTTATAGCAAATTCTGGAAATATAAATATAGAAGCTGTTGCTATTGTTGATGGAGTTTTTACTGATGTTAGTAATTATTTTGTATTAACATATCATGACCAACAAAAAAAAATACATGCTATTAATTTAAAACAAGAAACAGTAGATAATTTTACAAATTATTTTATTAGTAATTTAATGGAAAGTATTTATAATTTAACAGAATCATGTTTAGAATCTGAAACTGATTATTTTAAAGCAGTAAAAAGAATTTGGTCTCTATCAAGATATGTTATTTCACATGTTCCATCTTATAATCCACATTATAAAAAATTTGTGCAAACAATAAATAAATTAAAACCATTTATTTCAGGTAATGTATCACATTTAAATCAAATAAAATCAAGATTAAAAGCAATAAATAAATTTTTCGATGCTATAGAGTTTAAAAGAAAAATAATTAATTATTCAGATTTTTATAATGATGAAATAGCAAATATTATTGTTTCATTTGCAAGAATTACATCTATTAATGATGAAAAAAATATTATTTTATTATTAAAAAGAATTAATAATTTAGACATTTCTGAAGATAATTATCGTGATGTAATTCCTATTATTGATGAAATAATAAATAATTTATATATCATAATTCAATATGAGACAATAATGTATTTAATTAATAAAAAGATGGTAGATGTCAAAGGTAATTCATTGAAAAAAATATATACTGCTTCAATAACAAATAAAAAAGTATATAATGAATTAATTAGATAATATTTTTAATAATTTCTTATTCATTTTTGAATATAATTGATGATGTTTTGTTGCTCTATGTTTTCCAGAATTATTTGTACAATATTCTTTTCCACATATTTCACATATTATTCTTTTATATTTTAGGTTTTTATTTGGAATTTCTTCAATATATGAACTAGATTCACTTGATTCAGTTATATCACTACTTTCATTAGTTAAAGAATAACTATCTAGGTCATCATTAGATGATGATAATTCATTTTTTTTAAGATGTGATTTACCAACTGGTTTTAATGAATATCTAATTTCTTCATCACTAAATTGTATTGGTTCTTTTTTCTCTAATGCTTTTTTTAATCTATTTAATGACATTAATTTATATATTATATAGCGTATATTTTATATTTGTCATTTTATTCAAAAAGTAAGATTTATTTTGTTATATAGTTTTATGTCATTAACCTTTAGAGGAAATAAAGATAGTATCCCAATTGCTGTTGTAAAAGGTGGTAAATATGATAAAAAAATTTTATATATCAATCCAAAAAAAGAAGGTAAAAAAAAATTAAAATTAGAGAATGATTCTAAATTTGAATTAATTCCAAAAAATGAAGGTAGATTTGTAGATTATATTGTTGGTAAATCTGGTTCTGGTAAAAGTACATTATGTGCACAAAAAGCATCTTATTATCATTTAATGTTTCCAAAAAATAATATATATTTATTTAGTAGAGTTGACGATGATGATGCGTTTAAAAATATGGAAAAAATAATAAAAAGAGTATTAATTGATGAAAGTTTAATAGATGATCCTATTGATGTATTAAATGATTTTGAAAATTGTTTAGTCATATTTGATGATGTAGATACATATTCTGATAATAAATTAATGAAAGCTATTGATAATATTAGAGATCAAATTATGCAGTTAGGTCGTCATAAAAATATATCTTTAATGAATTGTTCACATAATGTAAATAATACTGGTGTTGGTATGAAAACTACAAGAACAATTATGAATGAGTTACATAATTTAATATTTTTTAATAAATCATGTAATTATCATCAAATTAGATATTGTTTAAAGAAATATTTTGGTTTAACAGATAAACAAATTCATGATATTGTTAAAAAGAAAAATACACATCTTACATGTATTTCTAGTAATCATCCTCAATATGTTTTGACTGAAAATTCAATAAATTTAACTAATTAAAATATAAATATCTATTATAATGAATGATAGATACTTAAAATATATATTGAAAGAAGTAGATAGGCCATTATCTTCTAAAGATATTAAAAAGATATTAAATAATAAAGTAAAAATAATTTTATATCCTGAAATTGTTAACTATTATTCAATTGATGAATTATTAAATCCATATGATTGTGTTATTATTTTATATATGCAAAATGAAATTACTGGTGGATTTTGGGGACATTGGTGTTGTATATTTAAAATTAAAAATGATACAATAGAATTTTTTGATCCATATGGTACTTTTGTTGATGATGAATTAAATTATGATATTGATAGTCATTTTAGAAAAGAAAATGGATTAGAATATCCATTGCTGAGTTATTTGTTATTTTATACTGGTGATAAATATAAGTTGACTTATAATGAATATAAATTTCAAGGAATAGATACTGCAACATGCGGTAGACATTGTTGTAATAGATTATTAAATAAAAATTTAACATTAAAACAATACAAAAACAAAATGGATAATAGTAAAATTAATTATGATATATTAGTTACAATAATTACTGATGATTTATTATAAAAAAAATTAATATATAATCAAATATTATAATGTCTTCATATCATAGCGATAATGATAATGTTTATTTAACTGTTAATATATCAGCAAATAATCTTAATAATAATTTCCCAGTTATTTATAATAGTAATTTATCATATCCATTAATTGAAAATTTATCTGAATATATGGTATCAGTTGATTCCGCTACAATACCTACTGATAATTTACCACTTTTTTGGCCATTGATTCAAAATTATCCAAATACTAATAATAATTTAACTCAATATTCATTTACTATGGAATATTTAGGTATATTTAGTGATGAGATTTTTGCTACTTTTATTTCACAAAATCCACAAGTTCCATTTATTCCATTATCTTCAACAAAAATTTCAGCTGATTTTAATTCTAGTTATTATGATGTTTTTACTGTTGGACCTATATTAGATATGTTAAATAATACATTAAATGATGCATTTGTTAATTTATCAGGAAAAGTTGTTTTACCAGTTAATTCACTTCCTCCATTTTTTACATTTGATTATGATAATGATAAATTTGAACTTAATGGTCAATTATCTTATTATGATCAATATACATTACTAAATCCTATTAATATTTATTCTAATTATTTTACATTTACAATAACCGATAAAATTGATTTTACATATTTAGCTTCTAATCCATCAAATTTAAGATTTTTATATAATATTAAGAGTAATAATGAAAATGTTTATTATAAAGAACCATCTTTCCCACCACCTCCTCCTACTAGTGATGATTATTATATTAGAATGGTTCAAGATATATCAACTATAGGTAATTTGACTCCTGTAAAATCTATTTGTATAACATCTCAATCATTACCTATAAAACAAGATTATTTACCCCAAAGTAAATCTTCATTAAATGTAAATAATTCATTAATAGGTGAAGAGGTTATTGTTTCTGAGTTTGAACCAGTTTTAAGATTTAGTCCAACTGTTATTGGTCAAGAATATCAATATAGACCTGAATATAGAAAATCTAAAGAAATGAAAAGTAAATTATCATTACAAAGAATTGATATTGTAGTAAATTGGAGAGATATACTTGGTATATTACATCCAGTTTATTCTAATATAAATAAAGTTACTACTGTTAGATTAGTATTTACTAAAAAATATATAAATAGTTAATTTTATTAATATATATATAATATATATAATGTCATTTTCAAAAGTTGATCCTAATGTTAATATTATACCGGTCTATGATGAACGTGTTAATATCGTTAAACAGATGAAAGAAAGGGTAAACTATATCCTTCAAAAGCCTGTTCATGAAATAGATTATCATAAGTACAGTCCAGACTCATATGATAATAATCAGATGACTTTTAATACTATACCAAATGATAGAGCTACATTTTTAGGTATGTCTGTTTATATTGAATTACCATTACAAGCAACATATCAAGGTATTGCTACACCTTCTACTCCTGATTTACCTGTATTTCAAACTAATCGCGATGCTCTTAGATCATATCCATTTGATAGAATATTGCAAACAGCAAAAATGACTGTTAATGGTGAATCGCTCGATTTAGAACCTTATCAACATATAGATGCCTATTCTAGTTATCAACAAACACTTGAAGTACAAGAAGCTGATGTTAGTATTAATGTTAATGATAGATATGCTAATTATAGTAGTGGTGATGGTGCTGCTAATAATGTTTTAGCTGGATATCAAGATGCTATTTTTAATAATGTTACTCCACGTGGTGCTTATCAAATGGATATTACTAGTAATTCTAATACTAGTGCTGTTGTTAAAGTTCTTCTTAAATCTAAAATTAGAATTCCTCCTCTTGAATTATTATCTGAAAAATATCAGAGACCTGGTCTTGTTGGACTTGATAGAGTTACTTGGAAATTTACATTTGGTAATTTACAAAGAGCATTTTCTAGAGATAATAATCATCCAATAACACTAACTTCTATGAATGTTACTGTTTTTGATAGTCCTACATTATATATTAAATGGTTTTCTGTTCCAGTTGATGAATATAAAGAAAGAATCCTTTCTGCTCCTTCATTTAAATATCCTTACTATAATCCAGTAAGATATACAAATAGTAATTCTAATGCTCAACCAGTCGCTCCTCTTATGCAAGCATTGTCTATTACATCTGCTCCATTAAGCGTAGTTGATACACCTCATAGTATTTATATTTATGTTACTACTCAAGATAGTTATCGTAATACTTTTCCAACTTCATTAACTTCATCTGATACTTTTTGGTCACTTGATCAAGTTAATATTACAGCTGGAATAAAGACAGGAATCCTATCAAATGCATCATCTACAGAGCTGTATAATATCAGCGTCAAGAATGGATTGAAGGGATGTACATTAACTGATTGGTTAGGTATAACTAATAGTTTTTCACAATCTGTGGCTAACCCTTCTAGTAAAATTGGTTTACGTGGAGCTTGTCTACGATTGCTTCCTGGTATTGATTTTAACATTGATGATGATATAACTATGGGATCTAATAGTCGATTCAATTTTCAAATTACAGTTAATACAACAAATATTAATGAATTATATACATTAGTTCCACAATTAAATATTCTATTTGTTTATGAAGGTTATTTACATATTTTTGGAAATTCTGCTAGTAGAGTACAATCTCCTATTTCTCAAGAACAAGTTGTTATGTTACAACCACAAGAAGATGTTAATATTTCTGATATAAGATATTTCGGTGGATTACAATTTGGTAGTAGATTTAATAATTTTAGTAGAAAATTAACTGATAGTGCTCATAAAGCTAATAAATTTTTGAAAGATACTAAATTGATTAGTAGATCATCAAAAGCTTTGAGTTATTTACCAACTAGAGCTTCTGGACCATTAAGAGATATATCTAATCTTGCAGAAAAACATGGTTATGGATATGGTGGTTGTATGGATGAAGGTGGTTATCTTGAAGAACCTGAATATATTGATAAAGGTGGAAAAATGATTCATCATAAGAAATTAAAATCAAGATTACATAAAAGAAAATAAAATATATAATCTAATTATATATAATGAAGTATGTACTTTCTAAATCAAATGTCACCACTAATATTGTTCTTGTTCTTTTTATTTGTGACAGTTATAGCGCTGCTATAAATTTTTTACATGATTATATTGAAAATAATTATAATAAAGATACAATAATTACTTATGTTAAAGATAATAATAGAATATTTCAATATAGAAAGAATTTTGGTTATATGTATAACAATAAAGAACTCGAAAATGTTTTTCAAATTTGTTATTACTCTGAATAAATTATAAAAAATTTTATATATGTTTTATATATATAAAAATGCCAGTAATAAATGGATTAGATAAATTTGGTAGATACTATCAATGGGGTAAACATGGTAAAAAATATTACTACATTTCTGGTGATAAAATAACTAGAGAAATAGCTAGAAATAGAGCTATAATTCAAGGTAGAGCTATATATAAAAATAGAAATTATTAGAAATTTTTCTATTTACTAATTTTATATGGCAATCGCGAATATTTTTCAAGATAATAATTATGATCTATTTTGTAATAGTCTAACAACTGATCATTTAATCGTTAATGATATAGATGCTAATAATATTCAAGCAAATAATATTCAGACTAATAATATAAATATTATTGATGATTTAAAAATTAATGGAGATTCTGGTAATAATCAATTCTTATATTCTAATGGTAATAATGATCTTTGGAAAAATATTGAATCAAGTGATATTATTCCTGGTTCTAATGATACATTTTTATATAGTAATGGTATTGATTCTATTTGGTATCCTAGATCTACAAAATGTGTATTATTTACACCACAAGGTGCATATCCTGATCAAGCATTTATTCAATTAGAACCTGATGCTCAAGATATTGCTAATGGTCCAGATCCACCACCAATTTGGAATCCTGTTAAATTTCAAAATGATATTATTTTTAATCCATCAATTATTGTAAAAAATAATGATAGCACATTATTTTATATTCAAAAAGCAGGTTATTATAGAATTATTTTTTCAGGATCAGTTATTGTTAATACTGATTCAATATTATTTTCTATCTTTAAAAATAATATTCTTAATATAAATTCTAATTATGGTATTTGTTCTACTTCTCCTTTAGATTCTGATTTTTTTAATCCAGTAGTTACTCCTATTTTACCTCATGTTATTTCTGGTGGAGCTTCAATTCATAGAATTATTAGCTTTAATGTTGGTGATTTTTTTGGTTTATATTCTACTATACAAGTTACTAGACATATCTCTTCTGAAAAAAATTATTTTGTTGGATATGGATCAAGTAGTTTATCAATTGAATATTTAGGTATTCAAAATATTTAATTATTAAATTTTTCTAGCACTTTTCATATTTATTCTATTTGTTCTTATACCCATTAATTCATAACTATACTTAAAAGATGGAAAATCATCCATATTTGTTTTTATATCTATAAAAACAATTTCATATTTATCTTTTATTAATTCTATTTCTTTACTAGTTAAATTCTCACACTTATATCTAATTGCTTTAATTAAATTTTTATATCCATCATAATATGATTTAAATAAAAATATTTTATCTGGTAAAAAATTTAATTTATATTCTCCTTG